TTTTTCTTTCATAATTGGCAAGAGTTACTCCCATTTTGGGCTAAAATGTTAACTCTTCCTTTCAGAATTTTATGGCACATGAAATGGAATTTTCACTCGAAACAAAATGAAATTCTATTACGTTCTGAATATGATAGAAAAGTCTCACCAATAAATGAATTCGAAATAGTCGATCATTTAGATTCATATGCCAGATTTCCTCAGAGTGCTCCAATTCAAGTCCCAGATATCGTTAAGGGAACTGAGTTTGTAGAAACCATGCTAGAAGATACAGAAGAAGACATTAGAAATCCCGTCTGTACAACTGCTAATGCATTATTGCCTAATGGTGCAATGGTCAAAAATGGTAACAATCTTATCAATGCCTATCTTAAACGTAACATTCAAGAACAGCCTCTTCGTAAGTTAACAAAGGAAATCGTTTACAAATATGAGTACATGGCTCAGTTTTGGAAAAAGAAATTAGACTTGGAGGAAGTTGACACTATAAAATGGATAAATTCGCCAAATCATGGTAGTAAGAAAGCGATGTACATGCGCGCTTACAAACAGTTCCAAGAAGACGGGATCATCGAGTATCGTGGTACCGTTTCCCTTAAATTAGATGAAATACTCTATGGAACAGGCAGGACAATAACTGCTTTTGACAATTCTTATGTTGTCAATGTTGCCCCCGTGATTGCCAGTTATAGTGATGGATTGAAAAAACTATTCAATGGTTATAATGATTTGAGTAGATGTCCAGGTGTATATACCTTGCATATTCTTTATGCCACTGGTATGACTTCGGAACAAATAGCCAAAGTGACCCAAGATAATAACTACACTTCGACTATACCCCACTATTTCTTAAAAGTTCTTGGAGATGATTCAGCATTATTGCATGACCAAGTTTCCTTATGTTGTGACTTTTCTCGTTATGATTCAACACAACATCCTGAACATCATGAAGCCTTCAGAACGATGCTCCTCACAAGCTGGAATGAAGACCAAGTGAATATGTTACGTAAAGCAGCAAATGCCAACTCACAAATGTTTCATCCAAAGACTCATGCTAAATATACAATACCAACCCGCGGTTTGAAAACAGGTTGTGTAGAAACTAGTGTATCTAACACTACTGTTACTGCTTTATCCTATGCTATAGCTCTTGAACATGCTATATTGCATAAAGAAGATCCATTTTTATCTATTCCTATATTTCTAAAGGAAAAATGTGGATTCTTGCCAAAAGCATCGATACAACACATTACTACAGGAG